AGCAAATTCTCCAGATAAATCTGGGGAGGGTAGAAATGCAAAGGGAGATGGAAGACAAGTCAACTAGTCCTACTCAACTAGTTATTTGCCTTTTGATACGATAATCTCTATAATATATAACATATGATCATAGAAAAGTCACATTGGTCCTCTAATGGAAATGCTATTAATTTATCAGTTCCATTTACAAAGGTCAATAGAGAAAAAAGAACAGTCTCAGGATTCGCTACACTGGATAACCTGGATCAGACTGGTGACGTCGTTACGCAAGAAGCTTCAATGAAAGCGTTTGAAAGCTTCAGGGGAAATCTAAGAGAGATGCATCAGCCACTTGCAGTTGGCAAGGTTGCATCATTCCGTCCAGAAACTTTTTATGATCCAACAACAAAAGAATTTTACAACGGAGTTTACGTTGACGCATACATTTCAAAGGGCGCACAGGATACCTGGGAAAAGGTTCTAGATGGAACTTTAACTGGATTTTCAATCGGCGGAAAGATTCTTGAATCAGATAACGAAGTAAACAAATCAACTGGAGCATCTGTAAGATTTATTAAAGATTATGCGCTAGTAGAACTATCAATCGTTGATTCACCAGCAAATGAACTATGTAACATTCTATCTATTGAAAAAGTAAACGGACAAATGATTTTTAAAGGCATCGCAGCAGATGTCAAAATGGAAAATATTTTTTATTGTGCAGATAGCGATTCTGTTTTTATGTCAACAGAATCAGAATACTTGTCTCCAGTTACTGGAAAGAAAACAGAACTTATTGGATGGGTTGAATCTAACGACGTAAACAAAGCAAAAGAAATAGAGAAGATTCTTGATTCACGTAGATCAAGATTGCAAACATTGCCTGACAACACAAATATAAATATGGCAATTGCAGAAGGAGGAAATGAAGTGGAAAAGCTTAATGTAACAGAAGCAACTCCAGTAGTAGAAGAAGCAGTGGCTCCAGAAGCACCTGCAGAAATTATTGAAGAAGTTGCCCCAGTAGAACAAGAGTCTGCTGAAGTTGTAGCTGAAGAAACTTCTGCCGAAGTTCTGGAAAAATCAGCAGAACTAACAGCTCAGGAATCACCTGACTTTGTTAAAATGCTAGGCGACCTTAAGGGTTTCTTCTCAGAGACTTTGGAAAAGGCCTCTGAGGCAAACGCTGCTCAGGTTTCAACAATCAAGGAGACAGTCGAAGCTTTTAGCAAGAATGTCGATTTGAGAATTTCAGAATTAGCAGAAAAGCACACAGAACTCTCAACAGCAGTTGATTCAATTAAGTCCATCATGGACACAGTTGAAAAAAGAGTAGACGCAGTAGAATCAGACACTGCAATTAAGAAGTCCTCTGACCTTGGCGGGTCAGCTGGAGTAACAATCAAAAAATCAAAATGGAACGGCACTTTCCTCGGTTCCGTTAGCGAATTAACAAAATAAGGGTATGGTGAAAAACTAATGAGTAATGAACTATTAGCAAAAGCAGCAGAAGCAGGCACAACACTAACAGGTGGAATGACTGGCTCAGCAAACCCTACCGACGGAATTCACGTAGGTTCCGAGGGTAAGGGAGGCTTGCTCAATCCTGAGCAATCCGCAAGATTCCTCGATTACATGTTCGATGCAACAGTAATCGGTAAAGTAGCACGTACAGTTCGAATGAGAGCTGACACTACAGAGATTGATCGTATCGGCGTCGGAGAAAAGCTTATGAAGCTTGCATCTGAAGCAACTGACACTGGCTCAAATGCAGCTGTACAGTTCTCAAAGATTTCTCTCACAACAAAGAAGCTTCGCCTAGATTGGGAGCTTTCAACTGAGTCTCTAGAAGACAACATTGAAGGTGCAGATCTAGAAGATCACATTGCAAGACTTATGGCAACACAGGCTGGTAACGACCTTGAGGACGTAGTCCTTAACGGTAACACAGCTCTAACATCAGATGCACTATACAAGTCATTTGACGGTGTTGTTAAGATTGCAAAGGCAAACGGCCATGTAGTAGCTGGAGCAGGCGCAAACGTGTCTCGTGAAATCTTCAACAAGGCTCTTAAGGCTATGCCACGTAAGTACAAGCAACGTCGTCCAGACCTACGCTTCCTTGCAGGCTCAAACCTAATTCAAGACTACTTGTACTCAACTTCACAGTTGGGTCAATACGGTTCTGCTAACCCACAAGATATTGCTTCAAGCATTATCCGTGGAAATGAAGGCGGACTTGGTGGACCTGCAGGATATGTGGCACCATTCGCATTCGGTATTCCGATTGTTGAAGTTCCACTTCTTTCAGAGACACAAACTGGTACATATGCAACACCAACAGGCTCACATGGAGATGTCCACTTGACATTCCCAAATAACGTAGTTATTGGTATCAAGCGTGATGTAACTGTTTACCGATTCTTCTGGCCAAAGAAGGACTCAATCGAATATACAATGTATACTCGCGTTGGTACCCAAATTGAGCAGGCAGACGCATGGGTAGTCGTAAAAGACGTTAAGGTTGCTTCTTAATTTAAGAAATAACTTGCTGGAAAGGCCCCCAATTAATTTTGGGGGCTTTTCATTTTAATTTTCTAGTGCTATAATTTATATACATACCAAAGGAGTATATATGTCATTTGACACACTTAAGGTCAAGGATCTAAAGACATTAGCAGCAAACTTTGCAGTTGATGTCGATGGACTAAAAAATAAAGCAGATGTAATTGCGGCACTTGCAGAAGAGGGAGTTACTTGGTCAGTTTACCAAGGAACACTCAAGAATATTGAAAGCGCAAAAGAAGATGCAGACGAGATTCTTCCTAGACTGGATCCAAATCAAAAAATTGATGAAGATATGATTCTAGTAAAGATGGACAGACCAAATGCTAGATATGATGCCCTAGGCTTTACATTTACAAGAGATCATCCATTTGTAGCAATGAAGCCCGATGTGGCTCAAGAAATTTTTGATAAGGAGGAAGGGTTTAGATTAGCTACCCCTAGAGAAGTACAGGAGTACTACAACTAAGCCTAACAAATGGCAGAGATATATGTAAACACAAGCACACCTGCAACAACAAAGATTTATGTAAAGGGTGAGGCTGTAACACCTAGCTCTCCAGTAACTGTCAAAGTTTATGACATAACTGGAGACCCAGTCATATCTCCACCAATTAATCCAACATCAATACTTGCAACCATTACAGCTGAGCAAAGCGAGGTTGATATAGGATCCTATAGCGTTTATCTACCACTATCGTACACAGCAAGAACAAGAAAGTTTAAGCTGGTATGGGAATGGCAGTATGAAGGCTCTTCCTATTCTAATACAACGATGCTTGATATTGTAACCCCGTATGTAGATATACAGGAGGCTGCACAAGAAATGGGATTGGGTTCAGATTCTAATGATCCAAATCACAAGACATATCAAGAACTTAAGCTTGCTGAAAGATATGCAAGAAATATAATTGATGGATATACTGGTCAAAAGTTTTTCCTACACGATGATTATTTTTCTTCAGTAGGAAATGATTCTGACACTATGCCTCTTACCAAAAAAGTAAATAGACTGCACACCCTTCACGCAAATGATCAGCTTCTTATTGATAATTTAAATGAAGTTAATAACCTTGGCTTGACCGTAGATATTACTACAAGCGGTTTTGGGCTAAAGGTAAATATAGCATCTATTTTAGATAATGATGTTTATATAGCTAACGGAATGATCCCTCCATCAATTCACGACTCTTCTCCAGATATATTTAGAAGGTCTAAGAATTATAAAGTCTACGCTAGATTTGGTTGGGAATATGTTCCAAACGAGGTTCGTGACGCAGCTGTAGAAATAATGAAGATGTACTTTGCAAAAGATCGTGTCTGGAAAGACAGATATGTTAAAAAGGTCTCCACGACAGACTGGGACTTTGAATATTCTTCAGAAGCATTTAGTGGAACTGGCTCTTCATACGCAGACAAACTACTTGCAGACTATGTAATAACACAAATGGTTCTGGTGTAATGTTTGACTTAGTAGACGGCCTCATGACCATGAAGATGGACGTATATCGACAAACTGAGCAGCAGGATAAAGATACTGGCGCAATGATAAGGGAGTTTTCTTTTATAAAAACAATTGATTGCTATGCTAGAGGAGTAATTACTGAAAGCAGAAACAGGTCTAATGATAGCCAGAAGTTTTCAAATAAATATTCAAATAACCAATACATCGAGGCTAGAACATCCGACAGGCTAACTGCAAGAGATAAGGTTAAGAATATCCGAGATGTAAATGGAAAGCCTATCTGGTACGAGCTAAACTATCCAAGCGATACAGATACAGTTTTTGATGTTGTAGGAACTACACCAATATCAGACCCATTTGGAAATGTTGTAGGATATAACTCTTCATTACAAAGAGCGGAGAATCAGCAAATTGGCATCTGAAGTTTTAGCAATTAAAGCAGCAAGCGGATTAGTTAACCTTATGGCTAATAAGCCAGTAAGTGGTGCAATAAAAGATAGCACAGTTGCACAGATATCTGCTGCATTGTTTTATAAAACAAATGTCATGGCCAAGCTTGCAGAGAATCCTCAATTTCAATCTGCATTTAGAAATGTAATCTTTGATCAACTTCAGGTTGATTTTGGAGACTATGTAGACGCTAAGGCAAGAACAGCCCCTAAATCTTTTCACCATGTTTATGAATGGGGTAGAATAGGCGATGATCAGGCCAGACTATTCAAGTTGAAGCAGCTACCAGCCGATGGCCTTTCGCTAAAAGTTAATTATGAATTAACAGACTCTAAATCATTTGTGCCTTCTGAAAATTCTAACAATAAGCATGTGTTTGTTAAAAAAGCTTCAGTTATGGAAGAGGGAAAGACCGTAGTTATTTCTCCAAGATTTTCTGAAAGGCTTGTATTTGATGTTGATGGATACACAATATTTATGCCAAAGGGAGAATCTGTTACTGTGAAAAAGCCAGGCGGAGCGGCAACTAAAAATGCATTCTTTGCACAATATAGATACTTCTTTACTGGACAACTTGTTAATATGTCTATAAAAAAATCGGGATTCCAAAGACTATTTAATTCATCATTGTCTAGAGCATTAGGTGTACCAGCACAAGTTAAATCAGTTAAGTATAGCTTCTCTCCAAATCAATTGGCAAATGAAGCAGAAATTGCAACATCAGCAGCATTTGCGAGGTTAGTAAATGGCTAATTATAAACTAGATGCAATGTTTGAAATAAGAAAGTTTTTGTGGAATAGACTCACATGGCTTGGCATATTTGATGAAGAAAACTATTATTCAGATAATCTAAATGAGACCCTTGTGCCAATTGTCCCAGTCCAGCAACAGCCAGAGATGAATCAGTTCCTTAGCGGAAAGAAGCATATAGTCTATGACAAGGTTGGAATGTCGTATGAGAACAACTGGATGATATGCTGCGAGCAGATCCTCCTGACCCTATATTCACCAGACTTGCTGGATATTGTTGAGATGAGAAACTTCCTTACAGATGAATTCAGAAGAATGGATGAGTCTGCCAGAGATGTAAATAAATGGGCGGGACTATCGGATAAATTCAAGTTTCATAGCATCCATATAGCAGATATATCATCTACAGCCCCATCAGAAGAGATCCAAGGCTTCTATGCAGCAGATGTAATATTAGAAGTAAAATATTCAAGAATAACAGATGGACAAGGCAGATTTGCCTAGTTTGCATTTTATACCCTAGTAGAGTAAAATTAGACTAGAGGAAAGGGCCTAGCCAGCCAAATATATATATATTAATTTCATGAAATGAAGGAGAAATAACAATGGCACAAAACATTGGAAATGCAAAAAACATTCTTGTTGGTGCATCACCGCTATTCTTGTCTGTAGACGATTCTACAGTTTCAGGGTACGATGACAGCATGGAGGCAGGACAAGCAAACGCAGGAACAGCAGCAGTTGGTGCAGTAAAGCCATCTACACTAGTTCCAGCATTTGAATCAGCAAAGTCTTACACAGACACTCTAAACGCAGCAACACCAAATAAAGCAGGTGGCGTTACAGCAGCAGCCTACCGTAACGTAGGTTTCACAAACAATGGTCTTCAGATCAGCTACCAGCCAACATTCGATTCAGTAACTGTTGATCAGTTGCTCGATACAGCTAAGCTATTTAAGTCTGCGATGATGGTTCAAATTTCAACAGAAATGGCAGAAGGCACACTAGAAAATATCCTAGCGGTATTTGGCCAGAAGCAAAACACGTTGACAGAGAAAAAGGGTGGAACACCAGAAGCAGTTCTAACAGGACTAGCAGCAGAAGACCACCTTGGACTAGAAGCAGGTGCACTTGGTGCAGCTCCAACAGAGCGTCAGCTAATTGCAGTTGGTCAGGCTCCAACATCAGAAGCAACAGCAACAGAGCGTGTATACTATGCACGTCGTGTTCTATCTGTTGAACAGTCACAGTTCTCTTTGGCTCGCACAGCAGCAACAACATTCCCAGTAACATTCCGTTTGCTACCATCTGGTAATTCAGACCACATCGGTTCAGAATACGGTAAGATTATTGACCGTGTACTAGCAGTTTAATTATATTAATAATTAATATCAAAGCCCTCAAGAAATTGGGGGCTTTGCTGTTGTACCCGTATAATGGTTATGCTATAATAATTTAGACGATCCTTAAGGAGGATAAATTGGCAAGTACAGTATATGATGTAGAAGAGATTGAACTACAAAGCGGAGCTAAAGTAAAGCTCAAGCCATTATCAATCAAGCAACTACGAAAGTTTATGGAAGTAATTAAGAAAGTGCAAGACGCAGAAGACGAGACTGCAACACTTGGCATTTTGGTTGAAGCATGTGGAGTAGCATTAGAAACTCAACTGCCAGATCTAGTTGCTGATCTTGACAAGCTCGAAGATGCATTGGATGTTCCAACAATTAATAGAATCCTTGAAGTTTGCGGAGGAATTAAGATGGACGACCCAAACCTAATAGCGGCAGCGGTACTGGCTGGTCAGAACTAGATTTAGCCGCTTTAGAGGGACAAGTTTTTCTTTTAGGACATTGGAAGAATTACGAAGATTTAGAAGAAAATTTATCAATGCCAGAATTGATTCAAACCATAACAGCGATGAATCAAAAAGAACATAACCAGAGAAAGTTTGCAGCATCACTAAAAGGAATCCAATTAGATGATAATGCAGAAGAAGAAAAAGAAAAAGGTTCTACCTTTGAAGATATCCAAAGAAGAGCTCTTGGAATTAAAGCATCAGCAGATGATGTTGTTGGTTTACAAGGACCCTTCGCAGCACAAGCTGGATTTGGAATTGGCGCAGGGTTAGGATACTCTAGGAGTAATTAGTGGCTGACGAACAAATTGTAACCTCCATAGTCGCCAAAGCCGACTTGTCTAGCCTTGT